TTTTGATATAACGGTAGCGTTTTTAATTGTTTCATAAGGGAGTAATGTTACTAAGTTATTAAGATACTGTTTTTCTCCCATAACAAAATCACCCATTTTCATATGGTAATAGTTACCATGAGAAGTAAAGAATAAGATTTGGTTTGTATTCTCGCCAATTATATTATCAACAATGAATTCGTCATTTTCAAGTTTAAACTTCGCACCAACTCCATTGCGCTTTTGCGCGTATAGTGTGGATGTTTCTGTAACAAAAACTGCACCCTTATTAGTAAAAGAAAGAGATAATTGTTTCTTTTCAATAATATCTTCTTCTCCAACAAGGTTTAAAATCTTAGTCCGGCGCGCATCACCAAATTTCTTAGCAACTTCTTGAAGGCCCTTTTCAATTTCTTTCTTTAAAAGGGTATCATCATTTAAAATATTTCTGATTCCTTCTGCTTTCTTGGTAAGGTTATCGCGTTCTTCTTCTAATTTCTGTACTTCAAGATGAGCCAATTTTGAAAGTTTCATATCCAAAACTGCTTTTGCCTGGTCTGCATCAAGGAGAAATTTTTCTTGCAATGCTTTAGATGCTGAGGCAGTAGACTGGGATGATTTAATTATATGAACTACTTCATCAATAGAAGCCATACAAATCAGTAGACCTTTGATGATATGTAAACGGTCTTCTATCTTTTTAAGGTCAAACTGGAAACCTTTTGTGTAGATTTCCTGTTCATGGTTTAAATGGGCTTGTAGGGCTTCCTTCCAAGTAAAAAGTTTTGGGTATCTTCCGTTATCAAGCATCATAAGGTTGACACCATAATAATATTGAAGTGAAGTATTCTTATAAAGATACTTCAAAACCTTATCGGCGTTTCCTGCTTTTGTAAGATAAATTTTAATATTTGGTTCACTTGCAGTCAAGTCATTAAATCTGTCAATGCCAGGATTCTCTTCACCATTAATAATTTCTTCAAGTTCGGCGCAAATCGTATTTGTATAAACTCCATAAGGGATTTGTTTAACAACTAATGCTCGTTCTCTTAAATCAAATTCAATAACGGAACGCAACTTACACGCCTTACCATTCCCAGTTTTTAAACTTTCTTTAACTTCACTATTATTTAGAAGAATTGCTCCTGTTGCGAAGTCTGGCGCACAATAGATTTCATCAAAACTAACGTCTGGGTTCCAAAGCAATTTAATTAGTGCTTCATTTACTTCTTGCAGATTAAATGCAGGGATAGATGACCCCATACCAATACCAATACCAAAACTTCCATTTACAATATTATAGAAGCCCTTTCCAGTTAAAACTGCTGGGTATTGTTCAGTATCATCATAATTGTCTCTCCATTCGGAAATGGTATTCTTTTTAATATCCGCAAAAAGATATTCAGACAGCGCCGAGAGCCTTGATGATGTATAACGAGGTGCTGCCCAGTTTCCACTTTCCATTAAATTACCATAAGAACCTTCAACCTCAATAAGAGGGTATCTCATAGCAAACGGCTGTCCCGCACGCATGATTACTCCCTCACAGCTTGAGTCGCCATGAATATACAATCGCATAGCACTTCCAATACCCTTCAAGGTTTTTTTGAAGGGTTTTGAATGAAGGAAACTATCAGTAAATAAACAGTAGAAAATTTGACGCGCTGATGGTTTCAAGCAGTCCCTAACATCTACCAGGGCACGACTCTGAAGCACAGCTCCCGAATATTGTATAAAACTTTCTGCAATAACTGGTTTTAATTCTGCCATATTTTCTCCTTTCATTCTATAATATAATTATAACTCATTTTTTCTTTTTTTTCAAGTTTCCTCTTCTCATACTTATTTTAAATTTTTAACTCTTCAAAAATTAAGTCCTGCGGCAAGAAATCTCTGCATAAATAAAAACTACCAAAGCTAACGCCTTTTTGAATTTCTTTGGTTTTTTGATTCTTAAAGTAATTGATACGCTTGTCAAAGATTAGTGCCTGGCAATCTTTCATATAAGGGAAACGTTTTTGCCCTTGAAGTGTCGGGATGGGTAGAAGCATAGCATAAGGATGATTAAGTTCAAGAAGTCTTTTTAAGACTTCATCTTTTATGCTAAATGGAGGGTTTGAAATTATATAGTCGTATACTTCTTCTGGCTCCCAATAAAAAAAGTTTTTGTCTTCATCTATATGAGAATGAATAACTCTGTATCCTTCTTGTTTAATTAATTTAACAAATTCACTTTCTTCGGTATCAAAGGGACACCAGATTGTACAGCTGGGTTTATTTCTTCTATCTATGTATTTTAAAATTGGCTGAACTGCATAAGCTGGAGTATAAACTTCATCTGAAGCCTTGTCGGTTTTTGCGGTTAAATATCCTTTATTTAGTGCCATTAAGCTCCTCCTCAAAAATATAATCACAACCCTCTATACTCTTTATGTATTCAAGCATATCTGTATATTTTGGTTTTCTAAACCAGTCATTGAAAATATAGGTATAATAAACTTCCCTCGCACCAATGGCAGCATCACTTTTTTTAATTTTTATTCTCTTACCTCCGAAAAATCAACATTCTTAAAGATAAATTCACTTCGAGGAGCGACATCTTTACCCATAAGTTCTTCAAGGAGAATAATGGCATCTGGAGTTACTTCAAGAATATCCATTTTTTGGTTTTCTCCAAACATAGAATTCTTTGCTTGTTGCTCACTTAAAGCACCAAGACCTTTAGCACGAGTAATCTCACCCTTTGGTTTGGCTTTTGTAAATTCTTCATCAGTAAAATAATAAGTTTCTTTCTTGCCATTTTTTACAATATAAAGTGGTGAGCGAAGCCAACACAACCTACCTTCATCTAAAAACTTCGGCGCAAGATAACGAAGCGCAGACATAATCAAAAGTCCAATATGAAAACCATCACTATCGGCATCGACGCAGATAGCAATCTTCCCATACCTCAACTTCTTCGCATCGTATTTCCCTGGTATAATATTCATCGCACTTAAAAGAGTTTTAATTTCTTCATTTTGAAAGATTTTTTCTTCGGGGTGCGCCAAACAGTTTAGCATTTTACCACGAATAGCAAGAATACCATATTTTGTGATGTCGCGCGCAATTGCCATCGAAGCAGCGGCTGAATTACCTTCAACAATTAGTAAGATTGAATTTTCTCCAAGATATTCAGCATCTTTTAATTTATCAGAAGCAAAAACCTTTTTCTTCTGATTCTTCTCAATATCTTTTGTCGCTTCGAGAATTTGGCGTCGCGCCCTATCAGCGGCTGCTTCTGCTCTTTTCTCTTTTGTAAGAACTTCAACAATTCTTTCAAAATCATTCTTATTTTTTATAACGAAGTCTTTAATTGCTTCGCCGAATACTGTTTGTGTATATCCACGCAATTCGGGGTTTTGAATTTTATTTTTAACTTGGTTCTGATAAATTGGATGCGGGTGGCGAATATTTACAATATATACCAATCCCTTACGAATCATATCGGCATCGAATTCACCTTTTGAAAGTGTATTAATGGTTCGGGTAAACGCAGTTTTCGCACCAGTAATTGGAGTACCACCTTCACTATTGAGAGCGCCATTAGAAAAAACATAGGCTTCTTCTTTACCAGCAGTCCATTGCGCGAAAACTTCTACTTCTACTTCATCATCAAATTGTTTATAACCATAGATAAAGTTCTTGTGTAAAGGTTTTTTAATATGGGTTGCGGCGAAATCTTTAAGTCCATTTTTAGAGAAGAACTTTTCCTTCTTTTTCCCACAAGTAATAGTAAATGTAACATTAGGAATAAAATAGGAAGTTAGCTCCAATTCGTCTCTGATTCTATCATAATTAAAGCACTTTTCGTCTTGTGCCATATGAAAGATTGATTTATTTGGAGAAAATTCTACTATGGTTCCCGTTTCTTTTGTTTCTTTGCCTTGTTGAGCGACTTCAAAATTAGGAATACCATCTGTAAAACTCATAAACCAAACATAACCGTCTCTTTTTGTGGTTACTTCAAAGGTTTCAGAGCATACACAAACAGCAGAACTACCAACACCATGAAGTCCGCGCACTTTCTTATAATTCTCTGTATTAAATTTGCCGCTACTGTGAGCCTCAGTGAAAAGATTTATCAAAATTTCTTTTGAATCTTTATTTGGCCCGTGCGGAATGCCGATGCCGTGGTCTACTATACGAATCGCGTCAAGGTCTTCCCCTAGTTCTACTTCAATTAAATTACCACGACCCATAATGGCTTCATCACAACTATTATTTAATATTTCGAGAAAACAATTAAAAATTCCGTTTTCTCTGTCGTCGCCAAGATACATCGCAGGAGTACTTCGGCAGGCATCGCGGAACTTTTTAATTTCTATTGAATCAGCATTATAAGCCATTTTAATCTCCTTTTCTCTTATTCTATAATAATTATAGCACAAAATTAAAAAGAAAGCAAATTATTACTTTCTTTCTTGATAATTAAATATCTATTTCGATAGAAATTGGAATATGGTCTGAGCCGCATACTAAATTGGTTTCATGTATATGTTCAATATTCTTAATCATTGGGGTTAGCGTTTTACTGACCACAAATTCATCAAGTCTTAATCCCTTAACTTTTACCTTACACCTATTACTAAACCAAGTATAATCAGTTTTTGTGGGATTAAAATGACGAAATACATCAATCATCCCCAAGTCCAATTTTTCTCTAAATGTGGCGCGTTCTTCGGGAGAACATCCAGCTAAACACCAAACACCAGCATCTTTCTTTTCCGGTGCTACATTAAGGTCGCCGCAAAGAATAATTGGTTTAATTTGGCTCTTCATATATTTTATAAGACCAGTCTCCCACTCAACTCTACGAGGAAGTTTTTCAAGGTTTTGACCACTATTAGGAGAATAAGAGCCAATTAAAATAAAATTTTCAAACTCAAGAATACATACTCGCCCAACCTCACTACCATTATCATAATCGGTCTTAACCGAAATTGGTGCGGGTAACTCTTTCTTTACAAAAATAGAGCTGCCCGCATATCCTGCTTTTTGGTGGATAGAATGATAGTGGTTATATTCAGATAAAAAGTCCTTGGGAAGTTGCTTTTCATTAGCTCTGACTTCTTGAATACAAATAATATCTGGATTCATTTCTTCAATCGCTTTACCAAAACCTTGAGTTATCCGCGCACGAATACCATTTACATTTTGACTAAGAATTTTCATTTTTTCTCCTTAATAAAATCTTTTCTTTTTTACATCAAACCCACTAACCCAAAATAAAGCATTTCGTGCACGAGTGGCCGCAACATAGTTCACATTTAGTTCTTCATCATTATAATACTGCGCGCCAAGTACGGCAACATTATCCCACTCCAAACCTTTCGCACTATGAATTGTTAAGACTTTAACTGTATTGTTTTGAATTTTCTTTGAAAGTTCAGCTTTCTTTAAATCGCCTTGCTTAAAAGTATCATATGGAATATTGGCTTCTTCTAACTTTTGCATTACCATATAAACTTGGTTATTTTTTCTTGCTAAAATTGCCCAGTCACGATAATTTTGACCTTTCTGTATTATATTAATAATAGTTGAAAGATTTGCGGACAACTCCTTAACGAATCCTGGCACATCCCTCATTGGAATAGAATCATCAATAATGCCAGTTCTTTGGATGCCCTTTTTCGCATAATTAAGAATTTCTGTCCCATTTCTATAATTTTCATTAAGACTATAACAACTTACATCTTCACGCCGAGATAAGTTCTTTAACAGTCCAGGTTTGCTACCTGACCACATATAAATCGACTGGCGCAAATCGCCAACAACAAAAAAGTTGTCGGGATTTATCATATCAAATAAAAATGAGAATTGTAATTCATCACTATCTTGTGCCTCATCAAGTAAGATATAATCTAACTTCTTAACACAATGTGGGTTAGATTCCACCATTTTAAATAGTTTATAAAACTTTTCATCATTAATTGCTCTACTGGTATCAATACCATTTGAAAGAAGAAAGAAATTTGCGAGGGAGTGAATTGTTCCAATAAAGATTCCATCTTTATAATCTGAACCTAACCTCGTCCTTAGTTCTTCAGCCGCCATGTTTGTGAATGTAATAACTGCAATTTGTCTCGGATTAACTCCATTACGAAGCAACTGACGAGTTTTTTCAGTTATAAGAGCCGTTTTACCTGCGGCCGCAGCGGCTAAAACAACTATTCTATTATCTTCTTTTTCCAAGATTTCTTTTTGTAATTTACTTAGCTCCATTTTATCCCTCTCTATTCCTTTAATTAACTCTTTCGTTTCGTCCATTTAAACCACACCTCTTAGAATCATAAAAATTAATCCAATAACCTTCACGAGTTGATAATTTTTCTTTTGGGACTTTTTCTAATATTTCCCAAGTGTAGTTCCATACACCATCTTTTTCCAATCTTGTATGAAAAGATGAGTGTGCAATTGTACCAATAGATAAAGAAGATTTAATATGTTCTACCCATCTATTTCCAACATCAACGCTTCTCCCAATATATGATTCACCCGTTTTCAAATAAGTTACTTTATATATGCCACTTATTTTTTGACCAGCAGTAATTCTTTTTATCATTTCCAAAGATGGTCTTTTAATAAAGATTTCCCAAATTAATTTTTGCAGGGCTTCTTTATTTTTTAACTTATTTTTAATCTCTTCCAAAATTAAAATATCATTCTTTTCATCTTCAAGAATTACTATTTTATAGAATTCTTCTTTCTCTTGTATTTCTTTTTCTCTTAAGATGGCCTGATTAACCATTTCCCGCGCCAAGCGATAATCTTCCAATTCGGACAATATTCTTTTAAGCTCTTCTTGAGCCTTTTGTTTTTCTTCTTCGTTTAATTCTTGGAATGATTTTAATATATCGTTTTGGATTCTTGTTTGTTCATTAAAATAATTTTCTGTTTGTTCATCTAATAATTTTAATTTTTCCTTTCTCTTTTCCTCAATTAAACGACTAAGTTCTTCTTCTCGCACTTTTAAAAGAGTATTATTGAATGAAAGCTTTTGGCCAATTTCTTCTTCTATTTGTTTTTTCTGGTTGTATAAATCTTCTAGCTCTTTTTGGACTTGAACTGCTATCTTTTCCCTTTCAGTTTGATAGATTTCATTTCTAATTTTATCTGTGTTTTCTTTTATCTTTTTTTTATAAGTGTTATAAGATAGGAGAATTACAAGTCCGCATAGAATTATTGTAATTAAAAATTCCATACTTATTCTCCATATTTATTTTATATATTAATTATAACAGAAATAAAAAAGAAAGTCAAATTTCTTTGACTTTCTTTCCAAATTAACCTTCGCCTATTCCTCTATTCCTCTTTCCAGACTATCATCTATCTCCCATTTACAGATTTCTTGGTAAAGTAAACTTATATAACTATTACTGTGGAAACCTTCCTTATATAGGAGATAAGTAACATC